CTTAGCGGTGTGACGCATACTGGAGTACAATTAAGCGGAGTAACTACAGATGTAACTGATGATGAAGAAGATTTTGATTTTACTGTAAGCCTAATGGAAGGCGGAAGTGCTGTAGCTGAAAGAATGAGATTGACAAGCGCTGGAAATTTATCAATAACTGGTGACTTAACTGTAACAGGTAATAATATATCAGGTAGCGGAGGCTCTATAATTGAATTTAGCGGAGACGATATTAAATTTACCGATAATGTTAATTTAGCTTCAGATGTTGCATTATTATCTTTCGGTGACGGTACTGCTAAAGGAGCTTTTCAAGGACTTTCATCTGGTATATCTGTTAAGGGTTTGGTTGATAGTACAGCAAGCTCAGCAATAGCCACTCTTAGATTAGATGCTTCAAGTACTGGAACTGTCCAGGCAGGATTTGGAGCACGTCAGGCATATTATATAGAAAGTTTAGGAGGGGGGCATCATTGCGCATCGTATGATGTTATATATACAGATGTAACTGATGGTGGTGAGGATGCTTAACCTATGCAGAAAGAATGAGATTGACAAGTGCTGGGCAATTAATTCTACCTGGAGCTGGCACCATAGCTTTAAAAGAAACAACTACCCCGACAGCTGTAACGGATTATGGAAGAATATATTGCAAAAATGATAATAAATTATATTTCCAAGATGGAGCTGGAACTGAGCATGAAATATCATTTGCATAATAATAGGAGAATAAATGAGCAAAGAGGCTAAAAAAGAGGTAATAAAAGAAGTAAACAATAAAGAAGTCATTGAGACATTACAAACTCAATTGAAAGATTATAGGGAAAAAGCTGATTATTTTAAAACAATGTCAATAAAAGCAGAAGGAGCTATTGAAGTTCTTATGCAATTGGAAAAGGATAAAGAGGATGGATAAAGACTCGTTATTAACAATAACGCAAGGAGCAGGTGGTGTAGCATTAAGCTTTTGGGAAGTATTGCCTGATATGTTAAGATTAGGAATATTACTTGCTACATTAGCTCATATAATAGTAAAAATTATAAAAGATTGGAATAAATAATACACTCACGGTCTGCCAAGACCTTCAAGTATAACTCGAAAGGAGAATAAATATGGCAACAAGTTTACATAAATATACAGTAGTTGAGGCACAAAATGCAGCTTTAGGGCAAGCAGGGGTTATCCTTATTGATGACCCAAATGCTCATACAGGGCCATTTGTTGCGATTACAGCAATAACAGATGCAGCAGTTGATGTATCAGAAT